CGTCGACAGTAATTGCCTCGGCCATGTTTAACCTCCTTTGATAATGTTGATATGAAATTGCGGTACGGCCGCGGCGCCGATGCGCCATTGCCCGTTCAAGTGCAGGCGGCGCTGCGAGCTGCCCGCCGTATCGGCTGCGTCCTGCATCACGGAAAACTTGCCGAGGCGCGGGCGTGTCACGAGCTGCTGTGCCCTGAGGCTCCGGCCGTCCAGGCGGAAACGCCCCAGCCGGTTTTCTGCGCCGGGGCGCCAGCTGCCATCGAGCCGCCGCGCGGCGGCGCCCAGGCTGAGCGGTGCGCGCCTGGCCAGCCGCTCGGGGCTGGCGTAAGCCTCGGCCGCGCATGCCAGGCCCAAGGATGCCTGCGTCTGGATGGCGCTATCGCGGCGCAGTGCGAAGCCGAACTTGGAGGGCGTGCTGGTCGAGCCGACAGCCCAACGGCCATCCAGGCGGCGCCACGGCGCCAGCCTGGCGCGCGTGCCGAGTCTGGCCGGCGTGGCTGGGTAGTCCATGCGCAGCGCGATGTGGTGCGTGGTCGTCAGCAGTGATGGCGCGGCAATCACGCTATGGGCCTGGACACCGGCCTCGCTCATGGTGCTGATGTGCGCCCAGCCGATGCCCCATGCGCCATCCAGGCGGCGTCCGCGTTCGGCCAGCGCCGGCTGATGATAGACGCTTGCCACTGCGGCGCTTTGCAGCAGGGCCGTGCTGGTTACCCGATTACCTTGCAGGCGCCACACACTGCGCGCGCCGCGCTGTTCGCCCAACTGGAAACTGCGCATGGGCTGCGGCAGCGTCACCAGCACGCCATCGGGGCCCAGCGACCAACTGGCGGCGTTGCCGATGGTGCGGCCGGCCCACGGAAAGCGTGCGTCGGCCTGCGTTTGCAGCTGCAGCGTCGCGCTTGCCTGGGCGCGCACATCGAGCATGAAGGACAGCCAGAACATGAAAATCGGCCAGCTGCGTGCCGGCTTCCATTTCTGCACCAGGTGGCGCAGCATGCTGAAGCTCTCGGCCCGGATCGCGTCGGCCAGGTTGGCGCGCACGATGAACTGCGCCCAATGCTGGATTTGCGGCAGGTTGGCGTACAACTCGATGGGCCTGATTTGGGTTGCACTGTCGAGTCGCCAAGAGCCGTCGAGCTGGGCCGCATCGAGCTGCGCATAGCTGGCGCGCTGGGTGGCCTGGTCGATGACGTCGATGGCCATGCCTAGCGGCGCCAGCGAGCGCTTGAGCGACCAGACGGTGCCGCGATGGCGGTGCACTTCGATGGCGTCGGCCACCACCGAGCGCTGGACGCTTTCAGTCCAGGCTTCGTCCCACTCGTCCACTGCCAGCGACCAGGCCAGCCAGGGCAGCAGGGTGACAGGGCAGGTCGCCGGATTCCACAGATCGCGCAGGGCCACCGGCAGGGTGTCGATGCCGGCACCGGTGGCGGCGAGGGCACGCTCCAGCGGGCTGGCGTTTGGCGGCAGCAAGTGAATCATGGCGCGACTCGCTTGTCTGCAAGGCGCACGATGACGCTGACACACCAGGCGGCGCCCAGCGCAGCAGGCTGCACCAGGATATCGCTGTCGCCGGCAGGCTGCGCGGGCGTTATGAGGGCGACGCGTGTGACGCCAGGCTGGCGCAGCGCGGCATACAGGCCGCTGCGGGTGACGGCATTGCCGATCTGGTGCGCGTCGCGCACATAGCGCTCAGCTGCTGCCTGGGCGGCAGCGCGCACGGCCTCGCCCGATGGGCCGCCCAGCGTTTCCAGCACGGCCTCGACGCCGTAGTCAATGATGGCGGCGCTTTGTACCAGCACGGTATCGCAGATCGGGCGCACGGTATCGGCAGACAGTGCTGCATTGACTGCAGCAATCTGGTCGCTGCTGGCCGCGCCGTTGCCGATGGCGCTTAACAGCGTCAGTAGCACGGTGCCCGGCGTGGGGCTGGTCACGGCAACGTCTTTGATGTAGGGCGCGGCAGCGCGGGCATGGCTGGCATACGCTTCAGTCGGGCCCGCCACCGACAGGCGATACAGTGATTGCTGCGTGCGCAGGCGCAGCGCGTCGTCGGCCTCGCCGGTTTGCTGCTGCACACCGAACAGCGCGGCCAGGTGCTGCAGGTTGGCGCCGCCGGCAAACGCCAGCATGACGCCGCGCGCGGCCTCGTTGATGCGCTGACGCAGGATCAGCTCACGATAGGCCGACTCTTCCAGCAGCTTGTTCAGCGGTTCCGATTCCAGGGCGATGACGTCTGCGGCGGCCGGATAGCGTTCGACCAGGTCGGCGCGGCGCGCGGCCAGCAGCGTTTCAAAATCGAGCTCTTCGATAATGGACGGTGGCGGCAGCATGGACAGGTCGATAGCGCTGCTCATGGCGCACCGTCCTTGCCGATATTGACGGCCAGTTGCACAGCCTGGCCATCGGCCATGCCGTCCAGAACCAGTTCGGCGGCGCCGGGCTGGCCTGCTTCAAATTGCAGACCGGTCAGGGTAATGCGCGGTTCCCACAGCCGTACCGCGTAGGCGGTGGCGGCGTAGATGCGCAGCACAGTGGCGCTGTTCAATGGCAGATCCATCAGCTCAGGCACTTCGGAGCCATAGCGGCGGCGCATCAGGCGCGAGCCGATGGGTGTGGTCAGGATATCGGCTATGGACTGGCGGATATGCGCCATCCCGGACAGCGCGCGGCCAGTGGTCAGGTTTAAGCCGCTCATTGTGGGCCGCCCGACTTGTCGCTGCCGCTCCTGACGCCGCCGTGCGTATGCTTGGCCAGGCTGATAGTGCCGGCCTGTACATCATCGCTGGCCTTGACGGTACCCTGCACGGACATGGCCACGCCGCCGGCGGCGCCGGCCTTGGCGTTTACGCCGCCATTCAGGGCGGTGGCGCCGCTCACGGTGGCCGATTGCTTAACGACCAGGTTACCCATGATAGTCACATCGCCCGTGCAGATGGTGCTGGGTGCGTCGGAGGTGACTTGATCGGCCGTGATGGTGGCGGTGCCGCCTGGCAGCGTGGCAGTCAGGGCGTGCGCTTCATGGTCGTACTGCACCACGGCACCGTCAGGGTAGTGCGTGGTGTGGATGGTGCCGCTGGATTCGGGCGCGTCAAACGCCTTGGAAAACAGCGCCGGCACGATAACGCCGCGCGTCAGGTCGCCGCCTGGTGACAGCACCATGACCTGTTCGCCTTCGGTGGGCGCAGACCAGGCGCGGGTGGTGCCGGCGCGCGGGGTGATCCAGTTCAGCCATTCAGTGGTCAGTTGCGGCCCGAGCTGCACGCGCGCCTTGGCGCCGTCGACCTGGGCAATGGTGCCCAGGCGGATCAGGTTTTGCAGCAAGCGGAGGATGTCGGACAGGTCGGCGTTCATGCAGTGCATGTTGCCGAAGTCCGCGTGCGGATGCACGCGGGGGCGGGTTGATAAGCGGCTTAGTGGCTATAGCAGCGTGTGATGCAGGAACTAACGCTTCAATAGTAAGCGGCGATGTGACGAAGGACCACTATCACCCCAAAGTGGACAAAGATATTGATATCACCAGCTGACACGTATCGAAAACTGCTCTTCATCGGATGCATTGTTAAGCACTTCAACAGCGTACCCACTGCTGCGAACGGTTGCCAATGCACCATCTAATTCTTGCTGCGAAACTGCGGATTTATAGAAGTTCATGATGACAACTCGCGCCCCTGCTTTGGAGTTTGCATCGATGTAGAAAGATAACTTTTCAACCACTTGTTCTTGCGACATATCAAAAGTGGTGGATTGTTCACGCGCTTTTTCAACTGGGATAAGGGACATAGGTAAACTCCTTTGTAAGATTGCATTGATAATGGTTTTTTAAGTAAGCAGCATATCATTTGATAGAGCCTTATCAAAACGTCCTTGGCGTCGCCAATCCGGAGTACACCCACAAGCACATAAATTTAACTCATTTGATAACTAATTCCGCTAAAGTTCATATTGATGCATTTTATTTTTTTCCATGTTATGCAGTAACGATTCGCGTATCAACTGCCGATCCGATTCACTTAACCCTACCAGGGGGCGTTCGGGGTACTTGCGGACCGGTCCCTTCTTGCTCACGCGATCCTGCTGGCCAAACTGGTGCACGCGCGCCACGCGCGCAACCCAGCCAAAGAAGCCGACCTCGATCTGGTCGCCGGTTGCCTTCACTTTCATGTGCTTGGTGGTGCGAATCTTGGCAAACATCGCCGCCTTCTGCCGCTTGATTCGCCCCTTCTTCCCCTTCAATTCCTTGCGCTTCTTGCGCGGTGGATAGGTCGCGCCATCCGGCCCTTGCTGCGCCTTGATGCGCTGGGCCTGGCTGCGGCGCAGGTCGATGGCCACTTTGTGATTGATGGCACGGCGCTGGGCCGGCTGCAGCTTGGCCAGCA